TAAGTATCGTTCTCGGCTGGAACAAGACATTGCCTCTCACCTTGAAAGGGTGGGAGCAGTGTTTGAATATGAATCCATCCGTTTGCCCTACACTAGGGAGTGCGTTTACACTCCAGATTTCATACTGCCGAATGGAATTATTGTAGAGGCAAAGGGGTGGTTTCGCTCCTCAGATAGGAGCAAGCTTGTTCTAGTCAAGAAGACTCTTCCTACGATTGATATTAGGATTGTCTTCCAGCGGTCAGGGAACAGGCTTAACAAACAAACAAAAACAACTTACGCAGAATGGGCTAACAAGAATGGCTTTCCTCACGCAGAGGGAAGGATTCCAGAAGGTTGGCTAAAGGAGAACAATGCAACTAAAGAATTTGAAAAGCTTTTTAAACAGCTTCGAAGAAAAGTTCGGGGCAAAACTTAAGCGTGTAGGGGTAAACGAAGAATCATTCAAGGAGTTTGAAAAGGAGCTAGAGGATACTGCTCCAGTTCCATATACTGCTTGCTATGATAATGGCATAGGTAGGATTAGTATTTTGGGCGTTGAAGTGTTCGAGAGTAAATGAGTAATTTCGTTTGTCACGAACCTTGCCCCAAGTGTGGCAGTTCCGATGCCTTGTCTAGATATGACGATGGACACGGATACTGCTTTTCTTGCAGAAATTATGAAAAGGGTAGTTCGGTAGAACAACAAAGGAGGATTGTTAATATGTTGCCACAGGAAGCGTTTGTAGAAGGGGAAGTAACTGATCTTAATAAGAGGTGTATAACCAGCGAAACTTGTAAGCGTTGGGATTACAGAGTGGGTTACTACAATGGTAGGCCAGTTCATATCTCCAATTACAAAGACTTAGATGGAAAGGTGATTGCTCAAAAGCTTCGCTTTCCTAACAAGGATTTTAAGATTATCGGGGATGCCAACAGGATGGGCTTGTATGGGATGCACCTATGGAAAGGTAACTTTAAGATGGTCACAATTACTGAGGGGGAGATCGATGCTCTTTCAGTAAGCCAACTCCACCAGAACAAGTGGCCAGTAGTCTCAGTGCCTAATGGTGCTCAAGGTGCTCTTAAGGCAGTAGCAAAGAATCTTGAATGGCTAGAGCAGTTTGAGGTTGTGGTGTTTATGTTTGATAACGATGAGCCAGGTATAAAGGCTTCCAAGGAATGCTCTGCTTTGCTTTCCCCCAACAAGGCAAGGATTGCTTCTCTGCCTATGAAGGACGCAAATGAAATGCTTGTTGCTGGAAAGGGCACAGAGGTTATCGATGCAATGTGGAGGGCTAAGGAATATCGTCCAGATGGTATCGTAGGTGGCAACGACCTTTGGGATTACATAACTAAGATCGACCTACAGGAAGCCATTCCTTACCCCTACGAGGGGCTTACTAAAATGACACACGGCTTGCGTAAGGGTGAGCTTGTAACTATCACCGCTGGATCTGGCATAGGTAAGAGTCAATTCTGTAGGGAGCTAAGCCATCATCTACTACGCAATGGACAAAGCGTAGGCTACATAGCTCTTGAGGAATCGGTGCGTAGGACAACTCTAGGCATCCTGGGGATTGAGATGTCTAGCCCACTTCATCTACGTAAGGACGTAAATGAAAAAGAGCTTAAGGAAGCTTTTGATTCTTGCCTAGCTACTGGAAAGTTCTTTACCTACGACCACTTTGGTTCGATGGATTCAAACAACCTTATGAACAGGATTCGGTATATGGCTAAGGGTTGTGGGTGCGGTTGGATCATCCTAGACCACTTGAGCATAGTTGTTTCTGGAATGGGTGATGGGGATGAACGTAGGCTAATTGATAACACAATGACTAAGCTACGTTCCTTAGTTGAGGAATTAAAGGTAGGTATGATTATTGTGTCCCATCTAAAGCGTCCAGAGGGCAGAGGACACGAAGAAGGAGCTACTACTTCGCTTAGCCAACTCCGTGGATCGGCTGGAATAGCTCAATTAAGCGATATGGTGCTAGGGCTTGAACGTAACCAGCAAGACGATACCACAAGGAACAGAACAATTGTTCGAATCCTAAAGAATCGTTTTACAGGGGAAACAGGCATTGCCTCTTACCTAGAGTACGATGCCCAACGAGGAAGGCTTACTGATATGGGTGAGCCTCCAGTTGACTTACCAGAGGAATTACAATGAAGATTAAATCAATTAGAAGTAGCACACAATGGGCGATAGACCTGCTTGAAAGAGCAAGCAAAAGCTTGGCAAAGATGAAAGATAAATCTGACCATTGCCAAGCCATAAAAATAAGGGTTATTCAGACCCAAGTTGACACGGCATTATTGATTGCCAGGGAAACGATAACTTATTACACTAATCGCAAGGTGGAGGAGAAAAGGAAATGAACGAACTTATATTTGATATTGAGTCAGATGGATTGCTTGACGAAACAAAGGTAATCCATTGCCTTGTCATTCACGACACCAAAACAGGAGAGACTACTAGGTACAACAACGAGCCTAATTGTAAGCCCATCCAAGAGGGAGTAGATCGTTTAGTTAACGCAAGCAAGGATGAGTACATTCTGGTTGGGCATAATATTGTTGGCTTTGACATTCCAGTAATTCACAAGTTATTCGGAGTTTATCCAGAAGCTTCACTTAGAGATACTCTTGTTTGTACTCGCCTTATCTGGTCAGACCTGCGAGAGAGAGACTTTGGGTTTGCTCGCAAGAATGCTTGGTTTCCTAAGAATCTAATTGGATCGCATAGCCTTAAAGCTTGGGGTTATCGGATTGGCTTGAGAAAAGGAGACTTTAAGGATACCAACGACTTTGCTAACTGGTCACAGGAGATGGAAGATTATTGTGCAAAGGACGTAGAGGTAACAAAAAAGCTTTGGGAGAATATTAAGCTTAAAAACTATTCTGAGATGGCTATAGAGTTAGAACACAAATTTTTTCAGGCTATTTTACTACAAGAAAGAAATGGGTTTGCCTTTGACAAGAAAAAGGCTGAAGAACTTTATGTTAAAATGGCTAAGCGTAGAGTTGAACTACAAGCTGAGCTTCAGAAAGTGTTTAGCCCTACCATTGAAAAGATGAAATCTAGGGCTTATCACTTTGGGGATAAAGTTTTTGCCAGCAAAGCGGAAGCCTCAGAAGAGGCTAAACGTTGGGCAAAAGAAAACAACAAAACCCAAAAGGAGGGGCTAAGCCTAATCAAAGATGGAAAACAAAAAGAAAAAACGATCCCATTCAACCCTGGGAGCAGGGAAGAAATTGCGGAAAGGTTTAAAAAGAAGTACGGATGGAAACCACAAGAATTTACTCCCGATGGAAAGCCGAAAGTGGATGAAGCGGTGCTTCAAGTTCTTGCGAATTTGGGCTATGCAGAGGCAAAACCCCTCTTAGAATACCTGCTTCTCCAAAAGAGAATAGGCCAACTTGCCGAGGGTAACGAAGCTTGGTTAAAAATGGTTAAACCAGGTGGACGTATTCACGGCAGAGTAAATACGAATGGTGCAATCACTGGACGTTGTACTCATTCTAAACCAAACATAGCCCAAGTACCTAGAGTAGGATCTGAATATGGAAAAGAATGTAGAGAATTATTCGTTGCTGGAGAAGGCAAGACGTTGGTTGGGGCAGACGCTTCAGGGTTGGAGCTACGCTGTCTCGCCCACTATTTGGCTCGATACGATGGAGGAGCTTACACAAAAGACATCATACAGGGGGATATACACTCCGTTAATCAAGCTTCCGCTGGATTGCCAACGAGGGACTCTGCGAAGACATTCATCTACGCATTCCTTTATGGGGCAGGGGATGAAAAAATCGGTAACATTATCGGAAAAGGACAAGAAGAAGGAAGACGGATTAAGCGAGAGTTTTTAGACAAGACACCTGCTCTTAAAAGGCTTAAGGAATCAATCGACTACACTCTTAAAGTAAAGGGTTATCTTAATGGGCTAGATGGGAGAAAGCTTCAGATTCGCAGTAGTCACTCCGCACTAAACACTCTCCTTCAAAGTGCAGGTGCTTTAGTGATGAAAATGTCAACTATATTATTACTGGAAAAACTACAAAAATTAGACTTTGTTTTTGGTACTGATTATGCTTTAGTAGCTCACATCCACGATGAAATGCAACTTGAGTGCAGGGAAGATATTGCGGAAGAAGTTGGCAAAATAGCTGTTAAGTCAATTGAAGATTCTGGACAACTCTTTAATTTCAAATGCCCACTAACAGGAGAGTTCAGGATGGGAAAAAATTGGGCAGATACCCATTAAATTTTAAATCTATTTCCCAAAATGAAATTGCCTACCTTGCTGGTTACACCGATGGAGAAGGGTGCATTTCTGTTATTAATGGCAGAACGCTTATGGTGTCAGTGGAAGCCTGTTATCCGAAGATTATACGTAGGTACTGCCAATTGTTTGGAGGACATTTTTCTAGATATGATCGGAAAAAGAAAAACACTCGGCCCTATTTTCGTTGGAGAGTCTTCTCTGAAACCGCACATTTGGTTATCCAGACACTACTCCCTTTTCTGCGTGAAAAAAAGCGTCAAGCGGAACTATGCCTCAAGTACTATAATACAAAGAATCCTAGAAAAAGAGCAGAAATTGATCAGAAAATTAGGGAGCTTAAGAAATTAACATACTTATGAGCACAACAATATATATTGATGGGGATATTGTAGCCTACCAGCAAGCGTTCCTTTCTGAGCAATCTACTGATTGGGGTAACGACTTCTGGACGCTCCACGCCGATGTTAGGGAAGCACAGAAGCGTACTGATGTGTTTCTTGAGGAGCTAAAGCATACGCTTAAAGCAGATGTTGTGGTTATTGCCGTAAGCGATTCTAAAAACTTTAGAAAGGATGTTCATCCAGCTTACAAGGAGCACAGGAAAAAGATGAGGAAACCTGTAGCTCTGGGTGCAGTTAGGGAGCATTTAATCTACACGTACAAAGCTATTCACTTTCCAAACATTGAAGCAGACGATGTGCTTTCAATCCTTTCCTGTGAGAATGGTGGCATTATTGTTTCCCTCGACAAGGACTTTAAAAGCGTTCCTAGCAATTACTACAACTGGAACAGGCCAGAAGATGGTATTCTCGCTATCACCGAAGAAGAGGCAGACAAGGCTTTTATGATGCAGGTGCTTACTGGAGATATTGCAGATAACTACCCTGGATGCCCTGGAGTTGGGCCAAAGAAAGCTGAGAAAATTCTTGAAGGGTTAACCAGTATTGATTCAATGTGGGATGCAGTTAAGAAGGCTTTTAAAAAGGCTGGATTTGGTGAAGAAGAAGCCCTTGTTCAGGCACGATTAGCAAGGATCTTAAGAAAAGGAGAGTACGACAGGAAGACAGGAAAGGTAAAGTTATGGCAAAGTTCAAATTAAAGACATCTAAGGGTGAGGGGAAAAAAGTATATATTTCTGGTCCAATGACTGGAATGCCAGACCTTAATTATCCTTTATTTGACGCTAAAGAAGACCTGTTGTTTGAGCTTGGGTATATGCCTGTTAACCCTGCTAATAACTTTAATAGATCTAAGGGGCACTCAAGGTCAGCTTACCTTAAGCTAGACCTACAAAAGCTTTTGTTTTGCGATTACATTTACTTTCTACCAGGATTTGAACAAAGTGCTGGTGCTTTGCTTGAGGCACTGGTAGCTAGGGAGTGTGGAATTCCAGTGCTAACTATATGAAACTACTTCTAATACTGCTTTGTTTTGTTTTTGTTGGGTGCTCTGAACAACCAATAGTAACTCAAGATGAGCCAACTCAATATTCTAATGTGCCTACTTATTGGGTAGTTATTGAGCTTCAAAAGGAGGAAGAAAGATGGATGCAACAAAAGAAGTAGTAGTTAAAGATTCTGGTAAAAGACAGAATTTTAAATCTGGTTCAGTAAGGGACAGCAGGGACAAAAAAGGCAGGTATGACTTGCTTATGCCTCACGCAATCCACCTTGTTGCAAGGCAACTTGAGGAAGGTGCAATTAAGTATGCTGAGCGTAATTGGGAGCTAGGCCAGCCTCTTTCTAGATATATGGATTCAGCTTTAAGACACCTGTTTAGGCATCTTGAAGGGCATAGAGATGAGCGTCACGATGTAGCTTGTGCTTGGAACGTTCTTGCTATGATTGAGACAAGCCATAAAATTGAGTTAGGTAAGCTTCCTAAAGAACTAAACGACCTTCCAAAGTAAACTTTATGTCAATTGATAACGAGTCATTTCCCACTATTAGTAAAGCACTTATAAATGCTTTAGAAGAAAGGTGTCCTGAAAAGTGTCCAGAATTGACAATGACTGAAAAAGAAATTTGGTTTTATGCTGGACAAAGACAGATTGTTCGTCTAATGAAAAAAGCTTACGAGGAACAAAACGAAACAATTTTAAGTAAAGAATAAATATATGGCACGAAGAGGAATTTCAATGTCGGTTGTTGCTGGTTCAAGGGCTGTTTCTCGGCCTGTTGGAGTCAGCTTTATTTCTAGACCTGGAGTTTTACCAGCTTCCAGGGTTTCTTATTCTGGCCCAAGAGCAAGTCAAAATAATCCTGTTGCTGTTCAGGGTTTCCGTAATTTTGACACAATGGCTAACAACAGAATGTTTACTAGGGGCTATGCTCATCCTTCTACTGGTGGTTATAACGAGGCTCACAACAATATGCGTAGTCTTGTCCATATGGGTGAAGGCTTTCGTGTAAGCGTCCGTGATGCGATGAATCGTGATCTTGCTATGCGAAACAGACCACCAAAGGAAGTTATTAGGACTATTACTCGCCCATCTAGTGGAAGAATAAATCTTGTCGGAGGCAGAAACCAAAGCAACAATGATGCTTGGAGAGCACAGCAAAATAATGCTGGACTCGGACGTAATAAAGGCTATTCAAGTGGAATGCAACGATTCGCTATCAACAACTCTGCTAGTGCAGGGCTGAATCAAATGCGATAACAAAAGAAAAGGAAAATAATAATATGTGCTTATTTGGTGGAGGTGGTGGAGGTGGACAACCTCAAGTAGTTTATAAAGATGTGTACAAGGATGCTCCCTTAGCTCCTCTCCCTGCTCCTATGCCTACAATGATGAATTCTGGGGTGTCTCCAGCTAACGATGACATTTCTTCGTCTGATCTGGTCGAGGATACATCTAAAAATACTACTGGAACTTCGATCTTTAAGATTAATCGTGATCCAGTTGCGACAAACGACTACCAGGATCAAGGGCTTGACAGCGGTTTGTATTATTGAGAGTATATAACATATGAGTACCTATTCTGCTGTAGCTCTTGGTCAAGCTGGTTGCGTTGTACGCTCAACAACTGGCACTTCGATTACTGCCCCAACTGGACGCTTTTGGAATGTAATTCAAGTTATTAATGATGCAAAGTTTCATACGCTTACAAACACAATTGGTAATACTACTGGTGATTCTCTTGCCAATGCTACGGCTGGAAGTGCTCCTACAATTGGTGCTGGTATCTGTTTGTATGGCAACTTCACAGAAATTAGAATTCACTCAGGGATTGTAGTTGCCTATTTTGGAATCTAACAGGCTAAAGGTACAATATGCCTAGCCTTGGTTCAGGTTTGTCGATAGGGACTCTTAACAAAATTAAAGGGTATGATTACGATGCGTCTGTGTACATTACAAATGCTTCTATCCCTGCTACTGCTCCACTTTCAATTTATTCCTCAACTTATGCAGTAACTGAAACTCAAGAATATTCCCCTAGAAACCAAATTAATGCTTTTATATTGGGATTAAAAGCTTTAGGTGTTTGGGATAAAAGCTATTGTTGCTCTTTCAGAACCGATCAGAATTTAAATAATTCAAGCAATTTAATAGCATTCGGTGGGCTATCCACTGCTTCTTTTTTAAAGGTTGGAACAGGGGCACAATCCCAGCTTGGTACTAGAACTTCAGCCTGTGGATTGTTATCTGGAACGTTTGCTAATCATTTTTTTGACCACGATGTAAGTGTTTATATAGTTGCTGGAGGTGCTGGAACTCTTATACCAAGTTATTCGATTAAATGGACTATTCAAGATTATGGTTGGATTTGGAACGGCTTTGGGTGTGGAAATAACGGAAACAACTTTGCAGGTTTAGATTCCGTAGGAGTACAGCTATACCCGAATGGACAAGACAACTTAAGTAATCACGGCTACCCAAGTACTGGAACTGGTCTTAGCTTAAACACTGGTTATTTTTATAGTGGTATGCACGCCCTTGGAAATACTAATCCAAATGTACCTAGAACTGGATTTTATCCTCACTTTAGTTCACTTAAAACTTCTACTACAAACGTTGCTGGAAATGGAATTTTTAATTTGAGGGGACAAAATCTTGAAACTTCTGATTCTGTTGCACAATCTGTTTCTTACCCTGGTCACACAATGAATTTACGAAGACTTTATGTTGGGTCGAGAAGGAACGGAAGTAGTGGAGAGCCATCAGATTCTGTTGACCAGCAGTTTTATGATATGCACGTAAGTTTTGTTGCTTTGTTTAAACCAGGAATTCATTCTTTAGCTACTTCAATAAATACTCTTTATAAAAACACTTTGGGACAGGGCTTGCCTTATTTTTCTTAATGAAAACAGCTTCTGCTTTATATTATGAGCTAGAAGGGCAACGCACTTCTTACGTACAACGAGCTAGAGATTGTGCTTTGTTGACGATCCCAATGTTATTCCCTCCAGATGGAGAATCTAAATCTAATATTTTTGAAACTCCTTTCCAGGGAATAGGAGCTAGAGGAGTTAACAACATATCTTCTAAGCTTCTTTTGGCTTTGTTCCCTCCAAATTCTTCGTTTTTCAGATTAATGATTGACCCCTATAAGTTTAAAAAACTTGGTGGTTCTGATTCTTTAAAGACTGAAATTGAAAAAGCTTTGTCTGACGTTGAGGATGCAGTTACAAAAGAAATTGAAACAAGTGCTCTTAGAGTTCCCTTTTTTGAAGCTTTAAAACAGCTAATTGTAGGTGGAAACAGCCTTCTTTACTTTCCAGACGAAGGTGGAGTACGAGTTTTTAGGCTTACAAACTACGTTGTAAAAAGAGATCCTTCTGGTAACGTTATTACTATTGTAACAAAAGAAAGCATTTCCCCTTCTGCTTTACCAGAAGAAGCTAAAGAAGTATTAAATTCTAAAGAAAGCTACGAGGATGGGGAGTATAAAGAAGAAAATCACGATAAATATTTAGATTTGTTTACTTGTGTTCATTTAGAGGATGGAAAATGGAAAGTGTACCAAGAGCTAAATAAACAGATTATCCCTGGTTCAGAGGGAACTTACGATAAAGACAAGTGCCCATTTATTCCTCTTCGTTTTAGCCGTGTGGACGGAGAAGATTATGGGCGTGGACTAGTTGAAGAATACCTTGGAGATTTAAGGTCACTAGAAGCCCTTACCCAAGCCGTTGTAGAGGGTTCTGCTTGTGCTTCCAAAGTGTTGTTCCTGGTTAACCCTAACGGCACTACAAAAATACGTTCTCTTTCAGAAGCCAAGAATGGTCAATTTGTTTCAGGTAATGTTGTAGACGTAAATGCACTTCAGCTACAAAAGTATGGTGATTTTAGGGTTGCTAAAGAGGTAATGGTTGAGATCCAAACCAGGTTATCCTATGCGTTTCTGTTAAACACTTCGATTCAACGAGACGCAGAAAGAGTAACTGCTCAAGAGATTAGGTATATGGCTCAAGAGCTAGAAAGTGCTCTTGGAGGTGCTTATTCAATTCTTAGCCAAGAATTTCAGCTTCCTATGGTTAATAGGATTATGGATAGGATGAATGCTGACAAATCTCTTCCTAAGCTTCCTAAAAATAATCTTATTCGTCCGTTAATTGTTACTGGTGTCGAAGCTCTTGGAAGGGGTAACGATTTAAGTAAGTTAGACTTGTTTTTGTCTGGTTTAGCTCAAATTTTTGGTCCAGAGGCACTTGCTCAATATGTAAACGTAGAAGATTA